CGTTGTATCGTATTGGCTTTTCTTCGTATATTGTAGTATAAGAGATTGAGATATATCTCAAGAGTTTAGTGAATCTGTCGTAGCCTTAAGTGGAAACCAAGTATAAACTCAAAGCTTTTTTACATAATTACCTCGCGGGTAAGGGGTTCAGTATGAAATTGACTGAATAATGGCTTTCCGAAAAGGTTATAAGGTGCACGAGTAAGGTCTGTAGTAGACGATACAAGGTTCATATCTGAATGAGTATCATACGCGTAACTGCGTTCGAAAGTGTCTTGGTAGAATAAAAGAAAATACATTGTATTTTTTGGCTATCGATGAGGGTATACAATAATCCTTCACACACCAGAAGAACCCCAAAAATTAAGAGTTTATGCTCCAGAGTAATAAGGAGTGGCATAGGCTCGAAGAACCGAGAGAGGTGCTCATACTTATATGATGTGGAAACTATTCGACGCGTCTCTGATTAGTTTAGAGTCACACAAGACTACTCACCATATCAGTCCCTCAGCACTCTCTCCTCATAATTAAATAGGTTATATATGTGTATGGGTGTTATCCTTTCTACCTTGCACATCAAGAAGGCAACTCAGATGGTTTAACTCCTTTTCCACAGTTGCCTTTTTGTTACAAACTGTTACAATTCTTTCCTTGATAAGTCCCTAAAATGTCCGTATATTATAGTATAAGAAAAAGGAGTTAATAAATGAATCAACCGTTAAATGTAGTAAAAGTAGAAAAGAGTGGAAATAGGTTTAATGCCTATGATACTAATGGTGTTAAACGAACATCAGAAATAACAACCACAACTCGTAAGAAGGCGTTCAATGGAGATTATCTATTGGGTGAGTTCATTATGAAGAATGGTAAACATTATTGGAAAAAAGTAGCTAATGTAGAAACAACTGCTCCAGTTTCCGATACAATCTCTTCGGTAGAAGTTCCTTCTGACCACGAGGAGATATTAAATTTTATACATAGTTCGTATTCTCTTAAACCACAAATGCTAATGATGTCCGAGTTAAAATGGAAGTACTTAGTTAGGTCTGGTGTTAGGGGTAAGAACATTATGATGACTGGTCCTGCTGGTTGTGGTAAAACAATGGCAGCAAAATCTTTAGTAAATTCTTTAGATAGGGCTGATTATTATTTTAATTTGGGTGCTACTCAAGACCCTCGTTCTACATTAATCGGTAACACTCACTTTGACAGTGATAAAGGTACTTATTTCGCGGAATCTCACTTCGTTAAGGCAATACAAACACCTAACGCGGTTATACTGTTAGATGAGTTATCCAGAGCACATCCAGATGCTTGGAACATCCTTATGACTGTATTGGATTATGGACAAAGATATTTAAGATTAGATGAATCAACTGGTAGTGATACTATCAAGGTTGCGGATGGTGTAACATTTGTAGCTACTGCTAACATCGGTAATGAGTACACAAGTACAAGAGTTATGGATAAGGCGTTGATGGATAGGTTCACTATAGTAGAGATGGATGTATTAACAGAGGACGATGAAACTTCCCTTCTTAATATGATGTTCCCATCAGTTGATGGTCAACTACTAGCCAATGTTGCAAAAATTGCTACACTAACAAGAACCGAGTCTGGCTCAGATACTGCGAGAATAACAAGTGGTATCAGTACGAGAACTACTGTTGAGCTGTGTGGGTTACTATATGATGGCTTCTCTCTTGAGGAATCAGCTGAAGTAAGTATCTATCCACAGTATGATAGTACGGGTGGTGTTGATAGTGAGAGAACATTCGTGAAGCAGATTGTCCAGAAGTTCTGTGATGACGGTTCATCGGAAGATTTATTCAACGAGGAAGAGATGGCGGAAGCCGAAGATACTACCTTCTAATAGGTAGTGCGGATTGACTCCCGATAGAGTGGCTGATTAACGGCAGCCACTCTATTTTATAGAAGCACTTGAAAGGGTTATTGGCTTTTATAAAAAAAACAATTGACGGGGCTCTTACCTGCAAACATTTCGCTGGAGCTTTTTCGGGTATATAATAATTAATATAGTAAGGAGTGCATAGATGAGTAAGTTGATATATAAGTTGTATAGTGAGAATAAAATTAGTAAAGAGATAGCAATGTTACTATTAAATACCTATGATAAGAGTAAGAAAAATAGAAGGGTATATTAGATGATTAATAAAGATAAATGTAGTATGTGTAGTGGGGAGTTGGATAACGCCAGAGTGGAGATGGGTTATACTCAATGTATGTTATGTAGTACTGAAGAGAAGGTTAGTTGTCATACCATATACCCACATAAGACGGGTGGTTACATACAAGTAGTATCTAAGGAACAAAGTAAGAATTTGAATAGATTAGATAGAAGAGGTACAGGTGTTAAATCAGCAAAGTATTATAAACCTTTTGTTATGGAGGAGAAAGATGAACCTAAACCTATAAGAAGGAATACCAAGTGTACTAAAGTATATACTTCATTTGATACCGCACTTAAACAAATAATAGAATTTTATTATGAATGGGGTTATGAGAGAACATTAAAAGAATTACGAAGGTTAAATAGTAGTGGTGATATACCTTTGATGACAAGAGTAAGGATACAAGATATGATTACTGATATGTATCTTGAACCTACACCACGAGCATTACAAAGGAAATTTAAGACAGGAGTAGTATAATGGGATTACAAGAAATATTAGATAGAATACAGAATGTTCTATATCAAGGTGTAGATACTGAATCAAATGATTTAGATTTACTACGACACGATTTAGAACTTCATATTATAGATTTAGAAAACAACACAGAATATGTAGAGGAGAATAATAATGGCAAAAGCTAAACACAATCTTTGGAAACGAAGAAAGAACGGACCTGATAAATTGATTCGTTCACATAAACAATGGGTTGCTAAACACAACCATAACAGAGAAGAGTTCTTACAAGATAAATTAGAGAAGGCTAAAGAAGCAGTAGTAGGGAGAATACAATAATGAATTTACGAAGACGAGGTGGTGATGTAAAAATAAGTTTATTACCGAGATGGGCAGAGATAGTTGCTACGATAGCAAAGTGGTTCTTATATACTATACCATTTATCTGTTGTTCTATTGCTATGTGGTTAGAGGGAGGACCTTTGAGTAATAGTTATGTACTAACTGCAGTATGGTGTTTATCACTATTGAAGTTAGTAGAATATATCGATGGTAAATAAAAAAAGCGTTGACTCGTATATGAATTTATTCGTATATTATGTTAAGTAAAGAGTTCTTAGTTGAACAGAAACAATGTTGTGGTAAGGGATGCTTTATGTGTCCCTATCTACCACGACACAAACAAGGGAGTAAAAAGATTATGAATCAAATGGGATATGCATGTATCAATATGAATCTATCCAATAGTAAACCTCGCATTACTACAAATCGTTCAATGATTAAGCGTACATTTACTGAGAAGGGTTTACCATATGCATCTGAATTAACATTAGAAAATTGTAAAGATTTACTTACTATACTTAAATGGAACAACGAGAATGGGTTTAAGTTCTTTCGTATGTCTTCTGATATAATACCGTGGGCATCTGAATATGATTTATGTGATTTACCTCACTATAATGAGATTAAGAGTGTACTAAAACAATGTGGTGATTTCGCTACTGATAACAATATACGAATAACGACACATCCGGGTCCTTTCAATGTTCTTACTTCACCTCGTCCGCATGTAGTTACTAATTGTATTAAAGATTTATCCATACACGGAGAAGTCTTCGATATGATGGGTTTATCTCGTACACCTTACAATAAGATTAATATTCATATTGGTGGTGCGTATGGTGACAAACCATCTGCTATGAAGAGGTTCTGTGAGAACTTTCATCGTTTACCTGATTCAGTTAAATCTCGTCTTACCGTCGAGAATGATGATAAGGCTTCTATGTATTCAGTTGTTGATTTATATGAGAATGTATATAAGGTTATAGGTATTCCTATTGTATTCGATTACCATCACCACGCTTTCTGTACAGGTGGATTATCAGAAGAAGATGCATTAGAGGTTGCGATGTCTACTTGGCCTACTGATATTATTCCAGTAGTACATTACTCCGAATCTCGTAGTAGAGAATATGAAGACCCGAAGATTAGACCACAGGCTCATTCAGATTATATTATAGATAAGATAAATACATATGGTAATGAGATTGATATTATGGTGGAAGCTAAAGCAAAGGAACTTGCAGTATTGAAATATAAAGAAATACACGAGGTGGTTTAATGCCGTTATCAAGATGGAGTAGAAGACATAAGAGAACCTTTGGTAAAAAGAAAGAAGAGTCGAAGATATTTTTAGAAGAACATAGAGTACCACCTAAACCTACAGCTTATTATACTAAAGACAAAGGTAAGTGTAGATATTGTGGACATTGGATTTATACTGAGAAGGGTGATATAAATCTTAGAAAGAGTTGGCATAGTAAATGTGCTGATGAATATATGTTTATCTATCACTCTAACGAAACACGAAAATATATTTGGTTAAGAGATAATGGTGAGTGTAATCAATGTCACGAATTGTTTCCGTGGCGTTCTCGTAGGAATAATGAGAAGTGGGATGTAGACCACGTCAGACCATTGTGGGAACAGAAGGGTAAAACCTTTGAAGATATTGATTTAACATATTGGGAAGAAGAGAATTTACAGACACTATGTTATAGTTGTCATAAAAAGAAATCAGCTAAAGAGGCAACTCGGAGAGCAAAATTAAATAATAAAAATAAAACATAAATGGAGATTAAATAAATGAAGAAGAATTTTTTTACAGATAGTTCACAAGGATATACAGATGTTCGTGATGAGAAGGCAGCAAGGATGAATCCTAACTTCCCCCTTACATTAAGGGAGTTGTTACAGAATGTGCCGTGGAGTGAGATATTAACTAATGTGAATCTCAAGTTAACAAAGTGTCAAGGGACAAATGATAGAGGAGTTCTACTTGAGATATTAGATAATGACTATGGATGTACATATACAGATTTCGTAGCAAGTTTATTATCTACAGATACAAAGGATGGATTTGGTATTAAAAAGCGTAAGGCTAATAAATTTGGACAAGGGATACAAAACTTAGTAACCAAATCATCTACTAATCAGGTTATAGTTGAGATGAAACAAGATGGTAAGGCATGGAGAGTTATTATTAATGCTGATTCTAATAGAACTCGTGAAGTAGAACAGAAGGTAAAGGATTCAAAGATAAAGGGTGATAATGGTTTCTATATTAAAATACCATTAGAAATAACTAATAAATCTTGGAAAATTAATTCACCAGAAGTTATGGCTGAAGAGTTCTATAATATTATAAGACAAGATTGTCATTTTAATTTAAGTAGAGTTAAATTTAAATTAGATTTAGTGGGATTTGATACTGCCTTTGTTAAATCATTCAAGGATTTAGATTGTATTCAAAGACGAAATGGTGTATATGTAACAGATGATTTATCTACTACTACAATGCATGCACCTCACATCGAAGATAAACCACAAATATTTGATTTTAATGGAGGGAAGATACGAATCCTAAGAACAGAATTAGGTAAGAGAGTTGGTTTACAAGATGCATCTAACAGACTTGGTATGAATGATGAGGAATATAATAAACTTTATTTCTTAGCAGAATACGGCGATAAACCTATTGCCTTATTCAGATGTTCAAGAACAGGTTTATTATTCCCTACAATCATTCCATTAAGAAATGGTTCTACTGGTCAGATAAATCTTAATCATCTTACTGTTATTTGTGATATTGATATTCAAGATGAATGTTGGGGAGTAGACCAAACTAAAGAAAACATAATGACACCTACTATGATGGATTATCTAAAAACTAAATTACAATATTTGGCAGAAGGTTTTTATCCATCTGAATCTTATAAGGAATTTGCATACCAAGCTTGGTTGTATGATACTTATACAGAGGGAGAAGATTTTGCTGCAGAAAGATTAAGACACGATAGTGGAATTGGGTTTACAGAAAGTATGACACCTAACGAGCGTTTAAAACATATCTCAAGAGAAGATTCTAATGGTACGAGTAGATATGATTTTTCTTTATTAGATGAGAATACTATAAAGATGCCAGTAGAGGTTAAACCTAAATCATTTAAATCAAATGAGTTTAGACAAGTATTAGATTACTATATGGCTGAGAAATCAGAAAAGGTTACTATGTTAGGTTTAGATGTTACTAAAGAGAAAATTTCTGCACTTCACAATCAAGTACATAGATGGAAGAAGGGTAAGATGGACTCAAAGGCTAATTGGGAATACTTAGATGGTAGAAAATATGGTTATAATAAAATCATTGAAAGAGAATACATCAACAGAGTTAGAGATGCAATGGGAGTGTAATGGCAATTAAACGAAAAATGAGTAGTGGTTGGGTTTTTGAAGATAAAGATATGTATAATAATTATAATGTATATGAGGATTCAAATGCATTTAAGATAAATGCACAATCAATTAAAAATTCAATTACTTCTTACCCTATAGGTAATCACGAAGCACCTGTAGTAGTGATTGATGATTTTCTTGAAACCCCGTCACTTGCGCATAACCTTGCACAACAAACAGTATATAGTAATGATGCATCAAAAATGCATGCATCTCCTGGAGTTCGTAGTATACTCAAGGTTAATTGGAATATAGATAGGGTTGTAAAGAACTGGTTTCAAAATTGGTATCAAGGTGTATTAGATATAGAGTATCAATGGCCATCACCCTCAACCACATTTACTGTCATAGATACTTCAGAACCTTTATCACCACCACAATGTTTTCCACATATAGATGTTGCCTATAGTAATGGACAAGGATTGGGTAAACCGAATACTCAACTCGTTGCAGTATTGATTTATTTAAATAAAGATTGTAAGGGTGGAACTGGTATCTACAAACATAAAAAGTTAGGTAAGCATTTAATCACTAATGAAGATGATTTTAATCAGTATAGTAAGTTTCAAGAGGAGCATGAAAAGAATAATCCAGACATCGACAGTAATATAAATGATAGTGAGAATGAACTTTTTGAGTTAGTACATATGGTTGATATGAAATATAACAGAATGGTAATGTATCCAACTTGTTTATTTCATCATCCTATATATAGTAAAGATGATTTTAAAACGCCAAACTGTCGTGTGGTATTAGGTTCTTTCGTATAACATAAGGAAAAGTAAATGAAATTTTTAACAAGAAAATTAATAACACCAGCGGATTTAAATCCAAGAGGAACTTTACACGGAGGTCAATTACTTAAATGGATTGATGAAGAAGGTGGGATACACGCAGCATTGGAATTACAAACAGGTCTGATAGTTACAAAGTATATATCAGAAATAGATTTTAAGTTTCCTGTATTGGAAGGTGATGTGGTAGAGATAGGAATGCAAACATTAGAAATAGGTAATACATCTTGTACATTGGCTTGTGATGTTAGAAGTCTTCAAGCAGATAGAATAGTTTGTAGTATAGATAAGATGGTATATATAAGAGTTAATAAGTATGGGATGCCAAAGAAGCATGGTAGTATGAGTGGTGAGTAAATTTTTATTTAAAAAAGTAATTTTAAATAATGATGAGATAAACTTTATAAAGAACTACATTCTCGAACACGAAGATGAGATTAAGAAACTTGGACCTGATACATATATGGGTACATCAGATAATTCTTTAACTGGTAGACATAGGTGCTTTAATTGGTTAACTACTCCCATTGGAGATATTATAATTCCTAAACTAAAAAATGTATTTAAAGAACTTAAATTATCATATCCCATTGGAGTACAATGTTGGGCAAACACTTTTAGAAAAGATGAAGGAATAAACAAACATCAACACGGTGAATGGAAATTTTTATGTAGTAATCTTTTTATAGATGGACCTGAAGATATAGGTACATATTATTTTATAAATAAGAAGTGGACAAAGTATAAGAGTACACCAGGTGAATTTACAATGTTTTATAGTCAATTGGCACACTATGTTCCCAAGAATAAAACCAATGATATTAGGATGAGTATGGCAATGGATATGTATCCAAGTGGTGAATGGAAAGCTAAAGATGCTTGGAAAGATATAGAGTGTAATGAACAAAGGTATATGATTTTAAATGAGATTTAAAAAAGGGAATAGATGGAAGAGTAGTAAAGGACAACTACGATATAAGATATGGCGTAAGGGTGTCTTTGAACTGAATAAAAGAAAAGTTGGTTTATCTAAAAAATATGTATGTATAAAGTGTGATAAGAAATTATGGACAACAAGAGCATTACATGCACATCACATATATAGTTGGAACAAGTTTCCTAAAAAAAGATACGATAGGTTTAATGGTGTCGTTCTATGTATTAAATGTCATAATGCATTTCACAGAAAATATAAATTCGAAGCTCTCGATAAACCCAACTTACTGCTAGAATACCTTAATGGCAATTCTATAGTCAAACAATATATACAAGAATAAAAATTTTTTCTTTTCCACTTTTAAAATGATATTTATAGTAAAGAACAAGGATGGAGGTGTAGTATGAAGAATGTAAACAAATACAAATTAATAAAAGAAGAATCAATTAAAAACATAATTGAATTTCTTGATGAGGTACAATTTGATGCTGCTAAAGAAGGTACTACTGATGCTATGCATAAAGTAAACTTTTGTACTTGGGCAATTAATGAGTTATTAAATGGTTTCGATGCAGAATTACTTGCAAAGAAAACTAATAACAATAAAAAACCTCAACCTAAATCAAGAGACCAATATGTAGATGAAACATTTATGGATTGGAATCTACCTGATATGACTGATGAAGAGTATGAAAAGCTTGTAGACCAATTTGATAATTTCTTACGAGGGTGGGAAAAGGAATATAATAAGAAGAAAAAGAAAGAGGGTAAGGTAGATGATGTAATACAAGAAAGACCTTATAAACCTCATATGGATGATGTTATGGAATGGTGTAATTTAAAAGAAGTTGCAGAATTTCTAAAGGAAGACCCTGAATTATCAGACAATGAAAGATTCGAATTGTATTATGATGAAAGAGAAAGAAGAAAACCTAAGAACAAAGGTTTATCATATGATGAGTTATTAAAAAAGGCTGGGATAGAAAATAATAAAAAGAATTAAACCTTACCACCTCGTTGTTTAACAAACTTCTTTACACCATCAGAAAAACCTTGATAGATTTTACCTTTAACAAATGGTTTCAA